GCGTTACTTGTGTGGTTGCGGGTATACTATCTTCAAGGCATCTACAAAGAATATTCTCATAGCCAATGACATCGGGTTGCCATGGGAAGAATATAACCCTGGCAGCAATATAATAGAAGTGCAGTGTCATAACTGCCACTCAAAGTATAAAGTTTTGTTTCAATAATGCCCCAATATTACGGCTACGGCCAAACCGCACCACCTTTATCCGATACACGAGTAGACCGGCTCGCCGATATTGATAGTGGCGTGATCGATGATGTCCCGGCTCTTTCAATTGACATCCCAGACCGAGAAATAATTCGTAACCTAGAGGATCGTATCCAGGATTCGCAGGGTTACTGGAACGATCCTAGCGGCTTTGACCTTTATAACGTAAGACAAGCCAACTCAAAGCTTTATCTAGGTAAGCAATTAGACGTTCGTAGCCTTTATCGTTTCCAAGTGCCTTATATAGAGAACCAGATTTATGTGTCCGAACAGTCCATTAAGTCCTACCTCACCTCGGACACGGCACAGCCGGAAGTGACGCCCAGCTCGGACAAGCCCCAAGCCAAGCAGTTTGCCCAAGACGCTGAAAAGATATTGCTCTCACATGGCACCAATCGTAAAGTCCGTCTAGCTGAGAAGCTGGAAAACATGGTCAAGAACGCCCTCGACCAGCGAGGCGGCATTATGTACTTCTGCTTTGACCCCAATGTTGGTAAGAATGGTGAAATTATCCCAATGGCGCTGTCGCCAGGGGACGTGATCGTAGACAAGAACGCTAGGCAAGGCGAGAACCCGGCATTTATAGCCAGAGCGCTCAAGATGACGGTTAATGAAGCTGTCGCCCGTTGGCCGAATATGCGTAAAGAAATATTCGCCGAGGCCGGGATTGTTTATAACACGGCTAAAAATAGGGATGTAGTTTTAGACATTCGAGAAGTTTGGGTAACGTATTTCGACAAGAGTTTTCAGCCACACGAAGCCGTTGTTTATTATTGTGGTGACGTGGTACTTGAAAAAGACCGTAACCCACACTGGATATACGTAACAGAATCCAAAAACTACCTAGACGAACCTTTCAAACCGTTTATTCCCCTGAACTTCGATAATGACGGTCAGCACTGGATTGACGCTACGAGCGCCATTGAGCAGGCCGCACACCTCCAAATGGTACTTAATAAGCGTGGGCGGCAATTTATGGAAGTAGTCGATAAGGCTAACGGTATTTTAGTAGTAGATACCCGGGTCTCAGGTATTACTAAGGCTGACGCTCAAGACCTGACCCGTGATCCGAACCAGACTATAGTTATTGATTCACCGGGCGGAAGTGACGGTAAAAATGGTATATTTGAGCTTGAGCCAGCTCAGATACCTAATGACATATTCCAAGATAAAGTAGATATACGTACCCAAATACATGCCATGATGGGTACGCCTAACGATTTCACTGGTACAAATGACCCAGCGGCCGATCCCGATACGCTTGGGCAGTCCCTGCTCAAGAAAGACCAGGCTTCCGGTAGGCAAGACCTCTACGCCCGGGCTATAGAGCGTTTTATGGCTGAATATTACAATATGCTCTATCACTTAATGGGCGTCTGGTATGACGATAAGCGACAGTTCCAGTATTCCGGCGGTGATGGAGAGTTTGACTTCCTAAACATCTCACGGGACATACTCGATACTGACGTGTCAATCGGGGTGCGTTCTGGTATATTTGATAAACAACGGGTAGAGGCTATCACGATGGCGCTTGTCCAAAAAGAAGCCATAGCTTTGCTTGACGTCTTTAAGCTTTTGCACCTACCGAACCCCCAGAAGCTTTACGACAACTGGGCTAAACAAAAAACCGACCCAATGGCTCTAGCCAGGGATACGATGGAAGACGTAGAAGACGCCAAAGCTTACATGGCTTACGAGGAGATTATGGCTGGTAAACCTCCGACCAACGACCCGGACGATTGTGATCGCGAGTTTATTCTAACCCTCCGTAAGATAATGTTAAGCGATGATTTCCTAAAGCATAAGAACCGCAAACATAAGCTAGCATTCCTTAAATATTATGACGAGGCGCTTAAGTCTCTAGAACTCAGGACTAGCTTAGACATTATGAGCCGGGAAGGGGTACAACTTTTGGAGCGTAACCAACCCGTACAACCTCTTCCGCCTCCACAACAACCAGGGTTGGGAATGCCACCTGGGATGCCTGGACAGCAAGGTGGTATAATGCCTCCTAACCCGGGTGCGGTGCCCACCCCCTCACCTGGGCTGGCCTCCCAATCACCTCAAATACCCAATATTCCGCAACCCGTCCCAGCGTTACCTCCACAACCAGCTCCCCCAGTCCAACCTGTCTTAAGTAATTTGACACCCCAGCTATAAAGTAATAGACTAACGATAACTAAGGAGAATTATGGCTAAAGCCCCGACATCCAGCGACCAAGACCCCGGAACCGAAACAGACATTCCAAGCGTAGATGAAAAGCTGAACGCTCTTGATGATGACTTAAACCCTGTTGAACCCGATCAAGAAGAACCGGAAGCTACGGAACCTCCAGTCGAGGATGAACCCGAAGAGCAAGAGAAAAGCCCCAAGGCCGAAGAAGAGGAGCTTGAAGAGGAAGAGGATAAAGAAGTTGAAGAACCTGAAGGCTACACTATTGACGAGGGCGAAGAAGCCGCCAAACCAGTAAAGCAGCCCGAAGTTACGTCGGAAGACCAGTACATCCTAGACGGCGTTAAGGACAGTGCTATTACTGTTAGGGGTACAATTGGTGACGCCAAAGAAGTTAAAGAGTATAAAGTGCTCTCTCCTCAACAGTTGCCCCGAGGCTTCCATTATCTTGATGATTATGAGGCCGGTGTCGCCTTTACGGCTTTCAACGCCCTAGAACGTAAAGCCCAGGAACTGCAAGGCCAATACCGCCAAGAACAGGCCAATAACCAAACCCAAGAAATTACTGAAAAAGAACGTCAGGCCGACCGTTCGGACATCGCCCGTATGCAAAAGGCCGGTACGATTGACCTATTTAAAGCTTCACCTGATGACAGTAATTTTGAATCAGACCCGGCCGTGGAACTCGTGCAGAGTGTCTTGGATTTTAAAAACAAGCTTAACACCCAATACAACGAAGCGTATTCTAACGGCGCTGCTTATAGGCATATAGGCTTCGAGGAAGCTTTTTATAGGTTTCAAAGGGAGAATCCTACTAAAGGCAATCCGGCCCAGGCTAAAGAAGATAAGGAGCGTAAGGAGTTTGCCCGCCGGACAAATAGGCCTAACGCCGGACGTCCCGCCAACAAGACGCCTAAAGTCCCGGCTGGGGCTAGTTCGAGAGATTTAGATATGTATATAGAAAACTTGGAGATTTAGGATGCAAAGTTCACACAATGCTTGGCTTGCTGTATTAGAACATTTCGGGTTCTTAACCCGCAAAGAAGCCGAACATCTCGCTAACGAGATTAAGAATAGTATAGGTAGTGAAAACTACGAGCAAACTTATGACTTGATTAAGGGTATACTTGACAAGGGAGAGATCAAAGCCCACTCTATATTTACCGAATTAGAGGATAAAGTTAAGGCTCTTGAAGCAAAGGTTACAACGATAAAAGTACCTGATTTAAACGTATTGGAAGCTAAAGTTAAGATGTTAGAGAATCAATTAGCGGATAAAAATAAGAAAGTTGTTGACAGTCCAAATAAAGCCATGTAGTCTTAGCCTATAGGCATTTATATTTAGCCGCTTTCAGGAGCGGCTTTTTTTATACCATAAAATAAGGAGCTATTATGGCGGGTATAACTTTCCCGGAACGAGTACTAGACATTACTTATCAGGACATCATGCCCAGCATTGTTGATCAGATCAACAACTCGACTGTCTTCTTGGCACGGACACTAAACAAGCCCGGTAAATGGCGTGGCACATATGAGCAGCAACCAATCGAAACCGCTAACTCGATAACTGGCGGCTTCTTCACTGGGATGGATCCATTCCCCACTTCAGCTACTAACAACACCCGGTTGATGACATGGTATGTCGCTGCTTATGAGCAGTCCGTTGTCGTTCCAGGTATTGAGCGGGCCATCAACAGCTTTTCGCCGAAACAGGTACTTAGTCTAGTCAAGACACGACTCGATGAAGCTAAGACCTCGGCTGTACAAGCAGTCAGTACGGCCTCCTACGCATTCGGTTCAGGCAAAGACATTGATGGCCTAGGCTTGATCGTTGACGCCGGTTCTAACTCCAGTAGCTATGCCGGTATTACTCGTACGACTTCGCCATTCATTAACGGTGACGTAACCGACCTAGCTTCTGTAAACTCCGGTATCATTACCCTTGATTACCTTTCAAGCGAAATGGATAACGTCCGTGCCGCTTCCTCGAAGCAAGAAACTCCTACCCTTGGCTTGACTACTAAGACTGACTGGACATACATTGAAGGTGTTATCCAGCCGATGGTTAGCGCTCGATATGACACCTTACAGCTTAATGGCTATAACCAGATTGACGGTGGCACGCCGATTGGAACTTCCCGCCCTTATGGACAGGCTTCAGCTTTCGCCGGTTTCGATTCAATCACTTATCGTGGCCGGGGTATCGCCGCTGATGACGCCTGTCCTTCAGGTATCTTCTTCTGGCTGAACGAGAACTATCTTGAATTCCGCCGCTTAGTTGATGACAGCTTACGACAGATTGCTTCCACCCTGGAAGTTACGCAGAGTTACATGCAAGACATTGGCTTCCCAAGCGCTTGGCAGTATCGTGACATGATTATGCCTGTCAACCAATACGGCCAAATCGGCCTCTTGCTGCTCATGGGCAACCTGATCCACCGCCAGCCTCGCCGTAACGGTAAACTAATTAACATTTCGAGTAACTAGGAGCATATCATGGACGTAGGTGTACGAATACTCTCAGAACAAGATCTCAATACTTGGA